CATTTATAACTCACTCTCATCAAAATCTTGTTTCCTTATTTTTAAACAAGAAAGACGAAAAGATAAAAGCTGCACTAATTGAGAAGGGTTTTGATATTTCAGATATTGAATTTTTAAAGGCGAATTTTTCAATGATAAATATTGATGAAGATTCGTTTGAGCACCTTTATTTTAAATATGGAACCAAGGATGAATTACGAATAATTTCTTTTGAAAAAAAGCCAAACGTAGAACAATCTTTTAGCTCCCAAAGAAATACTTATACGCAGACTGTAATTGAAAAATATTATTGAGGTTTTTTAATTAAAAAAGCACCCTATTTCTAAGGCGCTTTTGGGGCACATTCTGGCTAATGCCGAAAGGCCGTTCCACCACTTCATTTTTATACGGAATAAAGAAACCGACCTGATCGGCGCAAGACAGGATTTTAATTTGTAAAAAGAAGTTTCAATTTTTCTGCCATTTCGCTTGAGATTAATTTACTCGTTGCTATGTTACCTGCGATCTGTTTCAGTTTTTTAGGAATGCGCCTTACTTGCTTCTGCTTTATTTCATAATGAATACTCGTTACTTTCATTGGATATTTAGTGTTCCTTGCCTGGTTAAGAGTACTCTTATGTATGGTGGACAAATGGAATAAACCACATTCATTACATTTATAAATCCTGTATTTTTGTTTATACTTCTTACTCATCCCAACCGCTTCTTTCATACCCTCTTTGTAACTGTGGTACATTTTCTTATCGCATACAATTACTCCCATTTTCTATATGTTTTACTGGCGGCGAAACTTTACGCCGTCAAATTTGGCAATGCCTTTATTTTTTGAATGTACCTTTTACAATGTTCAAACCCGCCTTTCTTCCAGGCTTTTTTGAGTGCCCGGTAATGATTGATGGCTATTTGAACTGGATATTTATAAAGATATTTTCCGTTTGGTAGCTTTTCCGCATCAACATAACCCCATTCTTCCAGTTCTTCCTGAGTGTAAATGTGCTTTTCGTGGGTATTTTGAATAACCATCGGCATGGCGGCGGCTATATCCCTAAGGTCTTTGAGTGTTTGTTGTGAAAGTGGATTCATTTAATCTTTTTTTTGATTCTTTTTCTAAGTTCAATGCCATTTTTATTTAGGTAGGGTTACGGTAGCGCCAATCCTTCGTCCGTTACCCATCCGGTACGGAGGCTTACGCCGCAATCTATATAACCTCTCTCTTCCGCTCTTTCCATAGCCTTAAAACAAACTTTTTTACATTCACCTGTCCATTCCATTAAATAGTTATAAGGGTATTTATTAGATTGGCTGTCGCGATTTTTGGCATGTTCAATATAAGCCAAAACCACCTGTCTATCCGTTATATTTTTAGTTGCCATTCATGCTTATTTTTTAATACCATTCCAAATAATTATCTTATTAATAAATACCCAGATCATTCTCATTAATCTGAACGGCCATATGATGCAATCCAAAAGAAATCTTAAAATGATCATGATTAACGGAACCCTGTAATTTATTTTTTTAGCAGCCTCAATACTGTCTAAGGTAAAATTTAAGGCGAAGAAAATAGTTAGGATTGTATATGTTACTATCATATCCGTTTAAATTCATAGGTTAAGGGATTGTCTTCGTGCTTTGAAAACATTACATCATATTGAGGAACAGCATCACCTGCTTTTAACTCATCGAATAAATCACTAATGCCGTACAGATACCATATATCATTTTCCCAATGCCTGAATTCAATATGCGTTGGGCGAAAATCTTTTAAGAAAATATACAAATCTTTCCAACTATCTTTGTATAGTGTATCACTGATTTTGATAAAACCTTTTTTCATTTTATACTCTTTTTATTATTCCTAAATATTGAAGATACGTTGCCAAATACCGGGAGGGGTCTGCGAGATGGTTATCAACGTCCTCCGGTTCTTCCAAGATCACCCCATACCGATCAACTTTTCTGCTGTAGTTTTCCTGTTCATATTTTAAATTAGCACTTGTATGAGTGTAGTATACTTTTAAATTATTCAAAAGGTCTATTCCATCTATTATTGATCCCGCTGGCTTGATTGCTGGAATTGCCGACCATCCTGCCCGCCTCAAGGCTGCTATCTTCAATAGCCGGTTACTGTCACAAACAATCGGGCTTGTCTTACTTATGGATAACTTATTGAACATAAAAGTTACAATACCTTCATCCTGCGCGTTTATGTGCTCCAGTTCCACGGGCGTTAATTTTTCTCTTATCTGATTTTCACTTAAGTAATTCAATTCGTGAAGATAAAGGCCGCCATCATAATATTTGGCTTCAAGAATCCCCCACGGGTCCACCGTCCCCCAGTCAACACCTACATAAGTTTTGGCGTCCAGTGCCCGGTATTCATGTTCCGGAATTTCAATCCACCTAAATATCCTATTGGGTTTTTCTGCCTTTAGACCAAGCCCGTAGACCATCCAATTAAATTCATTGGCACTATTTTTTAACTCATTTTCCCTGCACCGGCTCAATTCCTCTATCTGTTTTTCCGTTAAACAAAGTGTGTTCGTTTCAATATTGTATTCCCTGGCTTCGCTTTCGGTCAACAGTTTACTTTCTACCGCATCGCAAAATTTAACCGGTTGGTAACTTAATATTTTTACTCTTTGTTCCTCTGGACAAAAAGGATTGTCTTTAAAGGTCGAATGAATTACTAATGTCCTCTTGTCTTTCTTGATATCTTCTATCCAGTGTGCTTTCTTAGGGTTCCAGTCTATAAATATAAAGTCCGATGTTCTTTGGTCTATTTGATCGAAAGTGTCTCTACTTATCCGGTAAGGTTCATTGAACCAGGCTACATCTTGAGTTAAGCCGTGCACAGTTTCAGAATCATCAGTTCCATGGATCTCAAATGTTGATCCGGTGGAATAAGTAAAGATGGATTCTGTCTTATTGAAATCTTGCCCATTTTTATAGCGGCCCGTTTTTTTTAAATGCTTTAGGGTGTCATTAAGAACTGTCTTTTTACAGTCTGTTTTTGTATCGCGCCAAACGGTCATTCTTTTGTTATTGTTCGCTCTCGCATATAAGTCGTAGCAGTCAATTAAACTAACCGTCTTTGAACTTCTACTGCTTCCCTCGTCAATGATATACCTGTACTTCCTTTGAGGAACTCCATTACCATTTAGAACAGGGTTACCTTTTTCATCATAAGTCATTGCGTTTATTGCTTCCCAATTTTTCTGAAAAACGATAGTGGCTTTCATTCAACAGGGTTTACTATTTCTACCTTAAGCGTATGGGAAATATCATTTCCGTCTTTGTCAGTTTGCGCTATTTTTTCAGGTAAATTATACCCCAACACTTTACAGAGACTATCTAAAGCGCCTTTCTTTTCTGCAATTTTAATTTTTCTTACGGTTCCTAAAACTATTTCGGTATCTGGAATTTTATTGTCGTAAGATTCTATGCCAGCTATTGCAGCGGCGCTTTCATCGTCAATGTCCTTTATTGACATTAACCCGCCGTCAACTGTAAATATTTTACGTATATCGAAGAAAGCTAGTTTTGCATATTCTTCTAAAATGCGTTCACGGCTTAAATTAAGCCTTTTAGCGGACTCTATTATCGCGGCCTCATTCTCCTTGGTCGTTATTCTTTCGGCCTCCCTTTGCCGCTCTTCTACAATAGGACGCGCTGTTTTTATCCACTTCTCTATGGTTGAACGAGATAAACCGTAAGATTCCGTAAGATTCCGCACTATTTCATTTGTTTTTTGTCCAGCATACATAAAATCAGCGCACAATTCCACACCTTTTTGTTTTGATATTTTATTTTTCTTATCCTTCATTTACTGTTTATGTAAAATTTTTACCCATTTACTAATTCTTTATAATGAATCTGTCTTTCCTTATTTACTTCGAGTTCGTCTCTCATGTTCAGGAATCCGCTTCTGATTGTTTTATGATCCCGCCCAAAATATTCTCCCACACTCCGAAAGGATATACATAAATCGTTTTTACAAACAACCCAAACCAGTTCACGCGCAATACAATAAGCTTCCTTTTTTGATTTCTCTTTTATTGCAGTTGGCGGTACATTAAGAATCTCGCTTACTTTCAAAATTAAATTCTCAACAATCTGAATTTGGCAGCTATTCAACTAAAAACGTTTAGGATTCAAATTTCATCTAATTGGGGGAATTACCAATATTATTAGTTTAAAAAGTCTAAAAAATTTAGACTTTTACAAGAAACAAATAAAGGTCATCCACCTGTAGAACTTCTGCTATCTTAACAAGATGTGATGTACTTGGTTCTGCACGCCCTTCCTCCCAGCTTGAATAGCGGCTACTTTTTATCTGTAAGAAATTTGCCATAGCTTTTTGGGTGAGCTTTTTTTCCTTGCGGCGTTTTTTTAAGTTGGTGGCGATTGGATTTTTCATAATTAAAGTTTTGAATTTGGTTTTTCTTTTCCTCTCTTCTTTTCCTGCAAACCGATAAAGATTGCGGGCTTTCTTATCTTTCCGGATTTGGTATAAGAGGCAAATTTTATGCTGGCAACCAGTTGGGGCTTTACATAATGAGCTTTACGGTTGCTGTCTACTTTATTCGAGAAGGGGGATTTTTTTATTTCTATTTTTTTAAGTTTCTCTATGATCTCTGTTTTCTGTTTTTCCTTGTATCCACCACCGGCATGGCCCCGGTATATTAATTTTCCTTTTTCATAGTACCCAAAAAGAAGAGACGCAAAAGGTGTGGCGCTGCTCGATTCCGTCCATCCACCGATTATAAACTCCTGTCTTTGCTCTGTGGGTACTTTAAGCCAGTCTTTACTTCGTTTGCCGGGCTGGTATTTGCTGGTTCTTTTTTTCGCGACTATTCCCTCCAGGTCGTGCTCTCTGACCAATTCGAACAACTCAATACCCTTTTTAAAGACGTGGCTGCGTTTGATCGTATCATTAAAGGTGATAGACGAGAGTATTTCTTTTCTTTCTGACAGTGGAAGATCCGTGAGATTATATCCTCTGATCCAAAGGATGTCAAAAACATAAAAACTCTTTTCACCCGCATTTTTTTGTAGTGCATTAAAATCCGGTTTTCCTTCGTCGTTGAGCACTACTATTTCTCCATCCAAAATCATATCCTCAAACTTCTCTAGTTTTTTTGCTACTGATGGGTATCTGTGGGTATAATCCAGCCCGCCCCTGGTTCTTAAAATTACTTTTCCTTTTTTCACATAAGCTATAATCCGATATCCATCGAGTTTAATTTCGTAGAGATACTCCGGATCATCAAAAGGTTTTTTAACCAGTGTGCACAGCATCGGTTTAATCACTGGCATCTCTGATCGTGTGCCGGATTTAATTAATGACTCTATTTTTTTTGATTTTGACATGATTGAAAAATCTAAAATTCTATGCCAACAAAGTTGATTTTCATTTTTCTATTATTTCAATATTGTATTTAGACCTCATTTTCTTTTGGGTGGGAACCTTTCGTTTAATGTATTTACGGTAGCATTAATTTTATTCATGTCGGCTTCACTGACTTCTTTTTGAAGCCTAAAAAATTCATCAATAATTTCTTTATGATAAATGTAAAAATCGTTAAGCCTTTTTACTTTAATATTCTTTACAAGAATTGCCGCCTTTTCTGCTTTACTGTAATAACTAGCCATTAATTGTCATTTTATTATTTTTTTCTAAATGCTGTAATTAAACTTCAATAATTTTTATCTTATAAATTTTCCACATTAAGCGCCGTTTTTTTCTGTAAACGGCTGTACGGAATCCCTTTACATCTACCACTTTCTTTTCCCCGGTTTCTGAATCAACAAATACAAAATCTGCGATGTATTTTAAAGAATGAGTGCCGCCAGGATTTAATTCGTATGGTACTTGTAACTCTAAAAATCCAATCTTTCCGGCTTTGAGTAAGATTTTTAATTTCCGATAATAATCAGCCTCTTTCTCTGAATCAAATTCAATATCATCAACAACACGTTTATTATTGCCGTACTTGCTTTTCTTCTTTAGCTTCACGGTATCTTCAAGATGCTGATTTAGTGCCCAAACTTTTGACTTTTTTATTGATTCTATGGTAAAAGAAGTTCTCAATTATCAAGGCATTTTGTTATTCTCCTATACGCTTCGTGATATTTCTTAAGCCGCTCAAAATCTTCTTTTGTTAATTCAGGAAGCCGGGTAATATTCATGTTGTCTTCCAGATCATACTTTTTCACCTCTGTTGCCCAGCCATCATCCAAAACCTGCGAAATGTATTGATAATAAGTGTCACCTTTTTTATGAGTTAAAGCAACAACACTATCAACTACTGCATCGGTAAAAAAGCAGCGCAAAGCTGTTTCATTCCATTCCGGGCAATCTTCCAATAAGTCGTGTAAAAGCGCAATTACTTTTAATTCTCCACATACACCGATATTAGGAACAGCATTATGCACCCTGCGCAGGTGATTAATGTACGGTTCCCCCGCCTTATCCTTTTTATCCTTAAAGGCTTTTTCGATTATTTTTAAAGCTAATTCTAACATCTGTTTTAATTTAAAATTGATTGATACGGTAGGG